GCACTACTAGGCGTAGGGTTTGAGTTGTTACTAACCACTATGATGATCACAAATAGCGATATGACGATTAAAGCTACATATTTTAGTGCTTTCATGAAATCTTACCGATTTAAAGTAGGTGTTAAAGCATAACTGAGTACCAGAAAACGCGCCCTATAATGCTGATTTTCTGCTCAACAACTTGAGCTTCAGTGTATTCACGCGGCGGGTATTCAATTTCGTTAAAGCTATAAATACGCACTCCCCCACCTGGCAACTTGTACAGTCGCTTAATAAACAGCTCACCATTGTGGTTGATCGCGTATATCTTACCATCGCTTAATGTTCTATCTGCACGATTTATGCCCACTGTAGAGCCATCAGGAAGAACGGGTTCCATGCTGTTGCCGCTCACAGAAACGCAAACAGCATCTTTAGCGCATACGCCATATCTTCTTAGCGTTGACTTTGCAAACCTGAGTTTAAATCCGTTATCAAGTTCCTCTTCATTCAAAAAGCCATTACCTGCTGAAAGCCTAACATCAGATAGGAAAGGAACCATAACCTCGTCATCTCCGAGTGGGGTCGAGCTATCCCACTCTTGCATTTCTCCAAGCATGTAGGCATTGGGTTTCTCTTTTACCTCGCTGAAAGATTCCTGCTTGCCGTACTGAAGCCAAAACAAACTCACACCAAGAAAGTTGGCAATTTCCTCCATCTTGTTTTGTCTGGGCATTGACTCTGCATTAAGCCACTTGCTGACAGCTTTGGGGGTAACTCCAATTTTCTTGGCGATGATCACGCCTCGCCCATGAGCATCGATACCAGCGTCATTACAGGCCTGTGCAAGCCTTTGGGCGAATTCTTTACGCACATTTTCACTATGAACCATGCGTTCAATATTAAAGTTTCTTGCTTGTACTATCAGTTCCGGCATAAAATGTACTTATTGTTCATTTTGGAGTTTCAAACATGCTCAGAGAAGCCATCACATCAATTGGCGCTCAGAAAATTTCAGAAGTCTGCCAAGTAAGCGTAAGAGCCGTTTACAAGTGGTGCGAGAGAGGGGTTCTACCCAGAACTGATTACACCGGAGAAACCCAGTACGCAGAGAAAATCGCGGATTTATCTCAGGGTAAATACACAAAAGATGAGCTTCTAAGTATTCCTCGCTGACAAACAAATACTACCGCTAACCGGTAATCCCCGTAACCACCAACAAAAGGAACACATGGTGAATAAGAAAGAAATGGTTAACAAAACAATTGCAGGCGTAACGGGTGGCAAAGAAGTGGTTGCCGCTCTGCTAGGTATGACTGTCGATGGTTTTAACAACCACCTGTACGAGAAGAAGGGCCAACGCTTTTTCAATATCGATGAGCTGGTGGAAATGGCCGAGTTTACGAACACGCCTTATGTCGCTGAATACTTCGCAAGCCGAGTAAACAGCATGGTGGTTGAAAAGCCAGTTATCGCCGATTTAGACAGCGTAGACATGTTTGATTGCCACCTGCACTTAAACGCAGTTAAGGGGCTTCTGGACAAGGCGATTGAAGATGCGAAAGCCGATGGCGTTTTTGATGACAAGGAACGCAAGTTGATTCGCAGCTTGAAGCGTGAATATCAAGCCACGTTTGAGGCCTTCATGATGAAACTTGATGCGCTGTATTCGGAGGATAAATGAAAACAGAAAGCTTTTGGGTAACGGTAAAGCAGATGGCGGACATGACAATCAGCTCATGCAAAGTGGCCACCAGCCAAGGCCAAGTAACTGAACTGTTTGAGCGTGACCAAATTAAGAGCCTGATTAAGAAATGCGAATTAGAGCTTAATGCCCTGAGAGAAAAAGAAAAGGCGTTAAGCCGGACAAACGACTTAACGCCCTAGTGAAAGTTTCTTGCGAGGAATTTTCACTTACCAAACAACACTGATATGAGGATTGGCAATGAAAAGATTAACACTAAAAGCTCGAATTGTGAAACAGCAATGGCATTACTTTGTTGTTGTTGGTGGTCAGTTTAAAGAAGTTAGCCGCGATTACGTTAAATGTATTTTTGATGGGGTTATCTAATGCCAATTTTAATTCACTCAACAACCCCAAAGAATGACAAAAACCGCTGGGCAACAACATGGCAATGTTTTGAGGATGCGCAATCACTTTATGGAAGAAAATTTCTTTTAGATGTTTGCGCTGAGCCAGCAACAACCAAAATAAACCGATTCTACACGTCAATAGAATGGCTTGAACTGCGCGCTGGAAATCATCAACAGCGCGGCATTGGATTCTGCAAAGAAGAATTCAATCCATTTGCAAAGATTGTTGGTTTTGATGCTCTTGCTCTGCCTTGGGAAAATGACTTTTGGTGCAACCCCCCTTTTGATCAAAAACAGCAATTTATTAAAAAAGCGTTTTTAGAAGCCAAATCAGGAAAGAGCGGAATGATGCTTCTTCCTTACGAGCCAGCAACTGGATGGTGGCACGAACTAATTAACGGGAAAGCAACTGCAATCTACGAGCCTGATGGACGTTACAACTTCTATGACATTGATGGAGTAACCAAAAAGACAGGCGTTAACTTTCCTTGTGCGTTTGTTCTATGGACCCCTCATTTCACAAATAACACACCAAAGATCCCATTCAAGCGTGGTTTTGCTAATGGACATAGCTCGAATTCAAATAATGATTCATTGGAGTAGCTGGATGCGTTTTATCTACGAATACCAAGGTTATGTTGGACTTGATGCAATCAGTAAGGCGTTTGGCGTTTCTAAGCAAACACTGTCTTACCGTATGCGCTTTCAAGGTAAGACTCTCCACGAAGCGATTCACACTGAAAAGAACACCCAAGCGAGAAAGCGTAAGAGCAAAAAGGCCGAAGCTAAGTCTGGTAAAAAATTGGCATCTGTTCGCTTTCCTTGCGAACTGCATCCGCTGTGGATGTTGTCTCTGGGTATGGGGGTGAAACGTGGCTAGATTGTTTGATGTAGTTAGAGAGCTTTCTGGTCAGTCATCTGCGATTAGCATTCCTAGACCTTACATTAAGTTTTGCGAAGGCAATCATACTCACGCTGCTGTTTTGTCTCAGCTTGTTTTCTGGTCTAGCACCAAGGCTAACGGAGAGTGGTTCTACAAAGCTAACGATGAGTTGGCTGATGAGCTGTGCCTTTCTGTCGATCAAGTTCGTTACGCAATTAGACAGCTAAAGCAGCGCTTGGGCGAAGTGATTCAAACCCGAGTTAAGAAGGCGAATGGCGTTCCTACCTCTCATTACATGATTGATGGTGATCGCTTGGTTGAATTGCTGTTTCCTGAAACATCACAAGATTCCCAAATGGATTCGGTAAATTTACCGAATGGAAATGGGAATATTACCGAATGGAACTGTGAAAATTCCCAAATCCATGGAAGTGGGAAAATTACCGAATCCATTAACAGATCCAAACCATATACAAACAAACAGATCACTGAATTTGTTCCGAGCGAGCTCGAAACCGACAAGCCTGCGGAACCTGTTTTGTTTGAAATACCACTCAAGGGCAAATCAAGCATTCACGGCGTGACTCAATCTGAGTTGTTTGAGTACCGAGACCTTTACCCGGCTGTGGATGTTGCTCAGCAAATGCGAAACATGATCGGTTGGTGCAAGGCCAACCCTACTCGACAAAAAACCGCACAGGGCATCAAGCGATTCATTCACGCATGGCTGAGCAAGGAACAAGACCGTGGCCGTGTAGCGCCAACATCCCAAGCGACAAGCGCACCGGATGAGGTGCAAAAGCTCAAGGCGAAAATCCGCCAGCTTGAGATCGATATCAACTCTGAGAACGCTGCGCTGTTGCGTTTTCAATCTCACAAAAACCACGCCTCAGAAATCGCGGCCAGCTCTTGTCAGCGCAAGCTCAACGAGATGCTGCAACAGCGTGAGGAATTGTTGGCTGAACTATCGAGGGCTTAGGAATGAGCGAAATGCAATTGATTGAGTTGATGCTGTCACGCCGAAAAACTTGGAGCCACGCAGAGCTGTGCAAGACGTTGGGGATCCATGTTTGTGACTTGGTGAAGATGACCGAAAAAGCAAAATCAAAGGGAGTGAGTCTCCGCAAGCTGGTTGGTCAGGGTGAAAAAAGTAGATTCTGGGTGGAGGTTTAAATGTTCGCAGTAATGACACAACAAGAAGTGACCATGAGCAGCCGCGAAATTGCAGAGCTGACAGGCAAGGAACACAAAAACGTTCTCGCTGATATTCGTAAGATGCTGGTTGAAATTCAATCGGCTGAAAAGTCAGCCGAATACATCGACGGCAAAGGCAGACCTCAGCCAGTGATTTTACTCAACAAAGAAGAATCACTTTGCTTGGTTGCTGGTTACAGTGCCGCGCTAAGAATGGCAATCATCAAGCGTTGGCAAGAACTGGAAAACGCTAACCAGTTCCTTATTCCTCAGTCATTACCTGAGGCACTACAACTGGCCGCTGATTTAGCAAAGCAGAACGAACAAGTGAGTCGCCAACTGGCCATTGCTGCGCCCAAGGCTGAATTTGCCGATCAAATCGCATTAGCTAAGCGCGGCGTGTTGTTGGGTCAGTTTGCCAAATCGATTGGCTTGGGCCCTGTCACTCTGTTTCGCATCATGCGTGAGTTGAAGATCCTCATCCCTCAAGGCCAGAACTACAACATTCCTTACCAAGAGTTTATCGATCGCGGCTACTTCACCATCAAGCAAGGCACTTTTGAGACTGGTGAAGAAACCAGAATCAGCCACACGCCGTTAATTACAGGCAAGGGTGAAATCTGGCTGCAGAAGAAGCTACTGGATGCAGGTTACTTAAAGGCGGTGGCGGCATGTTGATCATTCGAGTGTTACCAAACAGCAAAGCCGTAGATGCACTGGTTATTTGCCATCAGCACAAACGCATTTATCGCCACGAAGGCAAAGAGTATTGGGTTAAATCATTAGTTGTTAACGGTGCAGGAAGAAGCACAAGAATTCAGGCTCAGTTATAGCCGGTATGGTGAAAGATATGAAAAATCCACGTTTTATTTTGATCATTGCGATAACGCTTGTCGCGCTTGTTTCTGCGGTGCTGTTTATCTCGTCAATGGATGCACCAAGCACAACGAAAGGCTTGTTGATGTACGCCGCGTTCTGCTTGTCGTTCTACCCTCTTTGGCTAAGCGCAAGCCAAGAACGATCACAGTTTGGCGGTACATGGGAGGATGTTGAGTGACTGATTTCATCAACAGCTTCATTGCCGAACTGCTAACTCAAATCAGCGATCTGAGCTTTGGTGATGTTATCCAGTGGTGGATTGCTTACTTGATTGGTTGCTGGGTTTTAACTGGCATGGCTAACGGATTCGCCGCTAAAAAACGCTTTGATATGCGAGCAGAAGAAGCCGCCCAACTTGAGCAGTTTCGATTCCGTGCATACAACATTGCTTACTCAATGGTTTCAGAAGTCGTCAATGGCAATCCTTATGTTGCACAGGTCATCAGAGACAAGATCGTCAATGCCTACCACCGCGGAGAGTCAACACTATGAAAATCACCATAGGCTGTGACCCAGACTCAGAAGCGCACGGCGTTGCGATTTACAAGAACGGAGCTCTTAGTGAGCTCCATAATCTCAACCTGCTTGATTTCATGGATAAGCTCATCGAGCTAAAAGCGCTTGGTGACATTCATGTACATATCGAGAACCTAAACGGCAATAAAGCTGTTTGGCACGGCAAAGACCAGAACAAGAAAGCCTACGGCATGACAAGCCAGAACGTAGCCAAGTGCAAACAGGCACAAATTGAAGTTGAGAGAATGCTGACTAAGTTGGGAATTCCATTCACTCGACACCCGGTTAGCAGTGCTTGGAAATCTCAAGAAGCCAAAAAGCAGTTTGAGCTGGCAACCGGATGGAAAGGCAACAGCAACGAAGATAAGCGAAGCGCGGCATACTTCGGCTTTATTGGTTGTGGAAATCATAAAGCACTCAGCCTGTCGCTCTGTCAGCCATACGTTCCAAATAAAAAAGCGGTAGGCGCTACGAAATGAAACTCACCGAAATATTAAACAAAGACGATTGGGCAATGATCAACTTCTGTATGGATGTGCTAACGCCAACCAAGTTTAAGCAAGTAAAAGCCCAAGCTATGGAAAAGGCCGCATTAGCAGCAAGCCTTGAGCCAGAACTAAAAAAAGTAAACGCAGCCAGAAGAGCAATAAACCAAACCTTTCTCTCTGCGCTAAAAGAGGCCGGCATTGAAAACTGGCGCGAACTGGTAAAGCAACAAAAAGAGCGTGATCGAAAATGAAGAAGATATACATCGCAGGGCCAATGACAGGTTTACCAGAATTCAACAAGCCAGCATTTTTCAATAAAGAACACTCGCTTAAGCAAGATAACTGGATAGTGCTTAATCCGGCGATATTGCCAGATGGGTTACAGCATCACGAATACATGGAGATTTGCTTACCCATGGTGAGAGTTGCTGATGCGGTATTCATGATGAAAGGTTGGGAGAACTCCAAAGGCGCCAACATGGAACATGACTACGCCAAAGATATTGGATTGGAGATCTACTACGAATGCTAGTGCTTCAACCATTCCTACAACCTGACTTGGGTATTGTGATGTTTAAGCCAGGTAAAACACTGCTGACAGAGTTGGTAAAAATGAGCCAAGGTAATCGCCTTGTGCTCATGCCTCTCCCTGATGAGCTGGTGACAGTACCGAGCGGTAAGCTAAACAAGCCGATCTTATCATCGAGTGACAACCAAGAAGATCACTTGCTTGATGGTTGCTTGCTTGATGGTTGCTTGATTGACTTCTTTCTTGATGAAGAAGTGCAGCGCCGCTTGAGTGGATTAAAGCATTGGGTTGAGCTTATCCCTCACTGTCAGTTATCCGATGGTGAATACTGTGACAAAAACCTCACCACCCTATCTACAGACAAAGGCATGGTGAAATGCTGTTGGCATCACGACAACCAAGAGCGGCGAGAACCTTCAATCCATGCAAAGCAAGTCGCTGAGAAAAACGTGATCCTTTGGGCAGAGGAGCGCATTTCAGCCAACCTGAAACTGAACCGAAAACCATCACTTCATGAGTTATGCTGGTGGACGGTATTAAACGGCCTATATGAAAAGCTCCCTCAAGTCATCGTAGAAAAAGCGTTGGGCATTCGCCAAGAGCAGAAAGCCGATCAATACATGGTGAAGATGGATAGAGACGATCGCCTGTTCTTCGATGCTCAGCAATCGCTTAACTCTCGCGTGTCGGCTATCGAGCTGACGGTCGATGATGAGCCACCAGCCATGTTTATGGCCAGACCAAAAGAAAAGACATGGCACAGTGAGAAGTATTTGAAGTTTGTTCGGTCGCTTCCTTGCGTAATAACTGGAAAGACTACTGATGTTGTAGCGCACCACTTGATCGGCCATGGCGAAGGAAAGATGGCAGGAAAGTCACACGACCTTTTCACTATACCGATACACACAGATGAACACCGCAAGTTTCATGACGATCCAAAGGCATGGGAAGCAAAACACGGTTCTCAGCTTTTTTATGTCAAACAGACGATAAAGAAAGCGCTGGATCTTGGTGCTTTAACATGAAGGTATAAATATGCATTTACTGAGAAGAATCTTTGGTAAAAGAAAAACTGTTAAGCGTAGACACATTACTCAATTTAGCGGTTCGGGAAATTCAGCAATGATTTACGATAGCTCGCAAAGAGAGTGGGTTTATCTTTACCTTCTTAATATCGACTACGGTTGCGGACATGTATTGCCCGCATCATCATGGGATGAAAGTGAGTTAAGGAAAATCGCGCTTAGCAACTCAAACTCTACACATTATAGTGATCTTGAGTTAACCAGAACTGAGCCAACGCAAAGCAACGCAACGGATAGTGACCATTACAGAGCAAGAGAAATCTCTGATAGTTCATCAAGCGATAGTTATGATAGCTGTGGTTCGTCTTGTGGTTCATCTTCAAGTTTTGATTGATGATAGGCCTTTTCCTTGACCTATTTTTTTGACCAAGCTTCTCTGAGCTATATTAACCTCGTTACTTACTAGCGAGGTTTTTTTATGGGCTTAGTTGTGAATCTTGAGCATTGGCCTATGCCGGCTGCAATTGCTTTAGCAACCGAAGGTGTAAGAGCAAATTATAACTCTGGTTGTGGTGGAGGCGGTTTCGGCGCAGCAGATAGAGAGATGGCTTGTAAAATCGATGGCGCAAAGATTCTGTCAGTCATCGATGCCATATCGCAGACCGATCAGCACTTAGCTGACTGGTGCCTGTTCGCTTACGCTTCGCCAGGATGGAACTCTCACAAACTAACCGATCGTCTCATTGAGCATATTGCTGCCGATTGGGTTTTCGTCCATCACGAAAAAACGGGTGAATTCATTCAGAAAAGAACCTACAGCAAGATAGTTGCTATTATACCTCTTATTGCTGGTGGACTTGCGCTAGAGCAAGCAAGTGGCGCTTGTTCTGATGTATGCCGTGGTGAACTGGTTTACAACCCAGCAGCAACCAAAGCCGCTATCATACATGAGCTTGTGCATTATGATTCTGAGCTTGCTAGCGATCAGTCAATCGGCTTTTTAAAGTCTCGCGCTCGTTATTATCAGAATCACTGGGACAGAATTGAGCAGCACATCGAGACGATAAGAAGCTTGCTTGTTTGCTACGATAAAGCCGCTCAAACAAAGTTCAAAAAACTGCTTGAAAATAAAATGGGGGCAAATTAATATACAAATATCTAGTATGGATTATTGCGCCTAAATAACAGAAACCGCCTCAAATGGCGGTTTTTTCGTTTCTAAAATCCAATCCCACCCCAACTAAAAAACAGGACACTCCTTCAGGGGTGGAAAACTGCATGAATGAAAAACTTACTAGCAACGTCTCTTACGGCTGGAACTGGCTAATGGCTTTTTTCGGCTCGGTATCCACCGATGCGTGGATGGTGATTATCGCTTTCATTGGAATGGCGGTAACTGCTTACATCAACAACTATTGGCAGAAGAAGCGCTTTAACGCGGAGTTCGGCAATGAGCAAGGTTAGCGGTTTAACTCGGGCGCTGATTGCTTCAGGCGCTGGCGCTATCGCTATCGCGGCATCAATGATTAAACCGCTTGAAGGCATTGAGTATGTCCCATACCGTGATGTAGTAGGTGTGCTTACTGTCTGCTGGGGAACAACTGGACCTGACGTTATAGAAGGAAAGGTTTATACCAAGGCTGAGTGTGATTCTCTATTGCAGCGCGATCTTAAATCAATTGAGCGGCAAATCCTGCCAATGATAAAGCCTGCACTGCCTGAGCCAACCAAGGCAGCGCTCTACTCGTTTACTTACAACGTTGGTGTTGGTGCGTTCTCTCGCTCAACGCTACTTAAAAAGCTTAACGCTGGGGAAATGACTCAGGCTTGCGACGAGCTTAAACGCTGGGTTTACGCTGGCGGAAAGAAGTGGAAAGGCCTAATGAATCGTCGGGAGATTGAGGAAGAGGTTTGCAGCTTGGCCTTCAAGTCTGTTGAGTTGCGCTTAAAGAGCTATATCCAGCTAAAGGATGATGGTTTCAATGTTGACGAAATTGAAATTTATAACATTGGCCGCGTTAGTGATTTCTCTTATGGCGCTACTGGCGCTTTTTCTTTCTGAGAGAGCTGAGCGTTTAAAGACTCAAGGTGATCTTGCTGTTGCGGTTAGCGAGCGTGACAACATCACATTGGAAAGAGATGCCCTGCTTGATGTTATCCACCAGCAGAAAGGAAAGATTGATGAATACAGTCGCCTCAGCAAAGCAACAGCGGATGAGCTCAAAAAAGCCAAAGATGAAGTTGATAGCCTTGGCAATACTCTTCGCGATCAGCGCAAGCGGCTGCTCGTCAAGGCCAGTTGTCCAGCAACATTGCCCAATAGCGATACCACCGGAAGCGTGGGCGATGCAGGAGCCGCACAACTTAACGAAGCAGCTAGAGAAGATTATCTACGTCTCAGAATGATGATGGTAGAGAACGAGAAGCAGACTAAGTATCTGCAGGATTACATTAAAACCCAATGCATTCGGAGAGATAGTGAAGAAATCAAGCCGAAATAAACGCTACTTAAGAGACAAGAACCTGCGCAAGCGCGGTAACTCGTTCAAGAACTTCCCATGGAGACGCTAAGAGTCTTTCCTTTCGCTACCGAAGGGCTTTTGTTTCTCCGTTGATGATGGAGGTGATCTATCTTGACGGCCGGAATAGACGGAAGTGCAGCCAGCCAAGCCGTGAGGCTTCGCGAGTTGTGCGATTAAGTTATTTATTCAAAGCAATCTATCTGAGTGTTTTGAATAAATAATTCAATGCCAATGAATCGCGCTGTAAGCGATTCTGATGCGTTTAGCTTAAAAGCTTCATAGCTTCTTTGAATGAAAAAGACAGCGGCGATTGAGCGCCACACGCGAAACACAATAGACACTTCCGCAATGGGGAGGGTGGGTCAAAACCTCCCTACCCCTACCGAATTGACCGCGCCCTCAAGTCAATTTTCACAGCCGCGAAAAATAAAATTTAAATCGGCAGGTTTTTCCTGTGGGTTTTCGGCGCGTTTTTCGAGATCGCGCTGGCTATAGATAAGTAAAAATAGAGGTTCACCAATGCAAGAACACATCCACCATAAATCTGATGGTCGCGGGGCGAGGAAAGTTTTCGTTAATGGAAACGAAATCAGATACGTAATTTATGCTGACACCAAAAAAGGCATTGTTAAATATCACCCGCATCCAGTTCGAGTAAAAAAAGGGAAAGATGAAGTTTACACGCGAACCATAAAAGGTGTTGTCACCGTGGAGTTCATCAAATGATTTCAACTTGCTCTGGTTGTCAGCGCCGCCGAGAGTGGTTACTAAAATGGGGTAAAATTGCCAATGAGCGAATCAAAAAAGTCATTGCTGATCGCAAAGATAAACCGGAACCTGAAATTAGAACAAATGAACGAGATTCATGAGTATCTAAAATATCACCTTGAAAATTTAGGTATTGATTTGCTTGTAGTTGATGACAAAGTAGAGCCTCAATTTCACCAGCCAATCTCAGAACTCGTTGAAGCTATCAAAAACCAAACCGAAGCGATCAACAATCTTGTTGGTAGCAACATTGCCATTCTTGATGAGCTGCTTGCTCAAGGCGAAGCGGAGCCCAATGAATTGGATGATGACTTGCTTACCAATCCGCAAAGCTTGGATTAACCCATGCCGCGCAGAATACAAAAACCCTGCCGCTTAAAAACCTGTAATGCTCTCACCAGAAACAAAAACGGGTACTGCGACGAACACGCAGAGCACGCTGTTGGCTGGAAAAGAACGCAGGACAAAAAAGGCAGCTCATCAGAGCGCGGTTACGGCTACTCGTGGCGCATCTTGAGAGCAAGAATTCTTGAGCGTGATGCCTATCTCTGCCAAGAGTGCTTGAAGAATGGCGTTATCACCGCCGCCACTGACGTAGACCACATCATAAACAAAGCTTGTGGTGGAACGGATGCAGAATCAAACCTGCAATCACTCTGCAAACCCTGCCACAAAGAAAAAACCCGGAGCGAATCCAGAAGGTAGTTTTAATGGCTGGAGTACAAGGTCGATCTGGAAGGCCTAGAAAGCCAACCGAAAAAAAACTGCTAGCCGGAAATCCCGGAAAGCGCGCTCTCAACAAAGATGAGCCAAATTTCGATTTAGTCACCAATATTTCTTGCCCTGAATGGATGGGTGAATACGGCAAAGAACTTTGGGAAACCGTAGTGCCAATGCTTTGCAAGGAAAAGGTACTTTGCGCAACCGATGTGCAAAACCTAGAGGTCTACTGCTCAGCATACGACCAATTCCGAGAAAGCGAAGAGCTGATCAAGAAAATGGGATTGGTTGTCGTAGGGGCAACAGGCGGACCAGTAAAAAACCCTGCCCTCACATCAAAAAACGAAGCCATAAAACAAATGGCCAGCTTTGGCGGCATGCTGGGATTAGACCCATCCAGCCGTCAGAGACTCACTGGCGGCAAGAAAGAAGGCAACAGTAACCAGTTTGAAGGTCTTTTATGAGTAAATATCCCGCTTATGATCAAGCAGAGCGATTTGCTAAACAGATCATCGCTGGGAAAATCCCCTCATGTAAGTACGTCAAACTCGCGTGTCAACGCCATTTTGATGACTTGGAAAGCTCCAAGAAAAAAGATTACCCATACAAGTTTGATAAGGCCGAAGCTCAGCGCCGAATCGACTTCATTGAGCTGCTACCTCACACCAAAGGTGAGTGGGCGTTTAAGCGTCAATTACTAACGCTTGAGCCTTGGCAGAAATTCGGCATCGCAATGACGTTCGGGTGGAAAAGAAAATCCGATGGCATGCGCCGCTTTAGAGAGTCTTACTGGGAAGTTAACCGTAAAAACGGAAAATCCGCTATTGCCGCCGGTGTTGGTCTTTCCTGCTTCGTTCAAGATCGGGAATTCGGTGCCGAAGTTTATTCCGGTGCAACCACTGAGAAACAAGCGTGGGAAGTTTTCCGCCCAGCTCGATTAATGGTAAAGCGCACTCCCCTGCTTTCAGAGGCGGCAGGCATTGAGGTGAATGCCTCAAACATGAACCGCCCATCAGATGGCGCGCGCTTTGAACCAATCATCGGTAATCCGGGTGACGGTGCTTCGCCATCTTGCGCGCTGATTGACGAGTATCACGAGCACGACAGCGATAACCTATACGCCACCATGCTCACCGGTATGGGTGCGCGTAAACAGCCGCTCATGCTGATCATCACCACGGCAGGTGCAAACATCGAAGGTCCTTGTTACGACAAGCGCCGCGAAGTGATTGAAATGCTCGAAGGCTTAGTGCCGAGTGATGAGCTTTTTGGTTGGATATGGACGATTGACGAAGATGACGACTGGAAAGACCCAGAAGTCCTTGCCAAAGCAAACCCCAATATTGGGGTTTCTGTTTATAAAGAGTACCTAATCAGCCAGCAGCAGCGAGCGATCAAGCAGCCGCGATTTACCAACCGATTCAAAACCAAACACTTGGGCATTTGGGTAACCGCGAAAACCGGTTTCTTCAACATGGCTCAGTGGGAAAAGCTCAAGGATCCCACGCTCACGCTTGAGCAGTTTGAGGGCCAACCTTGCATCCTGAGTTTCGACTTAGCAAGAAAGCTGGACATGAACAGCATGTCACGCATTTTCTGGCGAGATATCGAAGGCAAGCGTCATTACTACAGCGTAGCGCCTAAGTTCTGGGTTCCAGAAGATACGGTTTTCGATAATGACAACCAGAAGTTAGCGGAAAAATACCAGAAGTGGGTAAACCAAGGCTTGATGTATGCGACTGACGGCGCCGAGGTCGATTATCGAGAAATACTCGAAGAGGCCAAAGAAGCTAGCCGAATCAACCCAGTGCTTTCATCGCCAATTGACCCATTTGGCGCAACCAACTTAGGTCATCAGCTTGATGATGAAGGGTTAGAGCCAATCACTATTGTTCAGAACTACACGAACATGAGTGACCCGATGAAAGAAATCGAGGCGGCGATCGCGTCAGGGCGATTCCATCACGATGGCAACCCAATCATGACTTGGTGTATGTCAAACGTGATCGGCAAATACCTACCCGGTAACGATGATGTAGTTAGGCCAATCAAGCAAGGTAATGACAACAAAATCGACGGCGCAGTAACGCTCATCATGGGTGTCGGCAGGATCATGGTTCCAGCAGGTGATTCTGACGAAGATTTTATGAACGCAATCATGGACCCAATTTTCTAATGAAAATCGCAATCATCGCATACCTCATTTTCGCTCTAGCCGGTTTGGCATGCTTGGTTTCAGGCGTTTACGTATTGCAAGGCAAAGGCTATGCACTCTTAGCAGCAGGCGTTGCATTTCTTGCCATGTCGCTTTTTATGAGCCGCGCGCTTCGGGTGCAAAGCGGCCAACAACCAAAACAACCACCCAAAGGTGACTAATGAGTAAGCAAAAATCATTTTTCGACGTCATTAGTCAGTCCATCACAACCCCTTCTGCCTCGCTCTCCGATTGGGCAGGAAGAAGCATTGGTTTAAGTGATGGTGATTTCTGGTCGCAGTTCTTGGGGTTTCAGTCCAGCAGCGGCAAAACCGTAAACGTCAACAACGCCATGAAGCTCTCAACGGTTTGGGCTTGTGTGCGATTAGTTTCCACCTCCGTGGCAGGTTTGCCATTTGGCGTTTACAAAAAAATGCCGGACGGCGGAAGACAGCCAGCGAAAGAAATTAACGTTTACGACATTATTCACAACAGCCCAAACGAAGACATGACCGCCTTTCAGTTCTGGCAAGCGGTTGTGGCCTCCATGTTGTTATGGGGTAACGCTTATTGTGAGATCCACTGGTCAGGACGAACACCTATTGCGATTGATTTCTTGCTGCCAAGTCGGATCACGTTGCAAGAAGATAGCGAGGGCAGACTGCGTTATTACTATCAGCCAAAGAAAGGCCCACGCCGAGAAATCCAGAAAAAGAACATGCTGCACATACCTGCGTTTACGCTCGATGGCCGCATCGGCCTTTCGGCGATCAACTACGGTGTGAATGTTTTTGGTTCAGCGCTTTCTGCTGAGGATGCTGCAAATTCAACCTTCAAAAACGGATTGATGCCAACGGTCGCGTTTAAAGTTGATCGCATATTGAAAGATGATCAACGCGATGCGTTCAGAAAGTATGTAGCGACCGTTACTGGCGCAATGAATGCTGGTAAATCCCCAGTTCTGGAGCAAGGCGTTAGCGCAGACAAGATAGGTATACCTCCTGCTGATGCTCAGCTTCTTGAATCTCGCTCATTCAGCATTGAAGAGATTTGTCGCTGGTTTGGTGTAGATCCTGCGATGGTGGCTCACGGCTCAAAAGACTCGAACTGGGGTACAGGTTTAGAGCAAAAGCAAATCTGGTTCTTAACCTTCTGCATCAGCACATTTACCAACTCCATTCAGCAATGCGTCAACAAAAAGCTGTTAACGCCAGAGCAGCGCGTCAGTTATTACAGCGAATTCTCTTTGGAGGGATTCCTGAAAGCAGATAGCGCGGCGCGATCAGCCTTCTACAGCTCGATGACGCAAAACGGCATCTACACCCGAGACGATTGCCGAGAAAAAGAAAACTTGCCGAGAAAAGGCGGAAACGCCGACGTTCTCACCGTGCAATCAAACCTAGTTCCGCTCGACAAACTTGGCGAATCGAATCAAAGCCAAGCCGCCAGAGCAGCTCTAACAAGTTGGCTTGACAATAATCAGGAGTAGCTATGCCAATTAATCTGAAAAACTGGCTGATGATGAAGTCAGGCCAAATGCACAGCGATATCAGCCCGAAAGCGTTGGAAATGTGGAACCCAGCAATCCGCGCCGAAGGTTACGACTCTGAAACCACTATTACCATTTACGGCGTGATCGGTGAAGACTGGTGGACTGGCGAAGGCGTGACTGTAAAACGCATTGATGCAGCATTGCGCTCAATCGGTGACAAGCCAGTTACCGTTTACATCAACTCACCAGGTGGCGACATGTGGGAAGGCATCGCCATCCACAACCGACTGCAAGAACACTCGCAAAAAGTCACCATCAAAGTGATCGGCATTGCAGCTTCCGCCGCTTCAATCATTGCCATGGCAAGTGATGACCGCCAAATCGCCACCAGTTCTTTCTTGATGATTCACAACTGTTGGACCTGTATTTGCGGAAATCGCCACTTCATGCGCGAAATGGCAGACACCATGGAAGAGTTTGACATGGCAATGGCGGATGTTTACGCCGACACCAGCGGCCAGCCAGTCGAAGAGATGAGCCGCATGATGGATGCCGAAAGCTACATCCGCGGCAAAAAAGCAGTCGAGCTTGGGCTTTGCACTTCGATTATCGATCCATCCGAAGTGAAAGAAACCAACGATGAAGAATCCAAACAGGCCAACGCATTAAAAGCGATGGACATGGCACTTGCCAAAACAGGCATGCCACGCGCTAAGCGCCGCGAACTCTTTTCAAACCTCAAGTCCACTACGCATAACGCTGGTGGCGGTGATACGCCGAGCGCTATCACGACCGGCACGCAAAACGCTGTCGCTCAAATCGATCTCTCCGCCTCTTTGAGCGCGGCAAACCAAATCCTTGAATCACTACGGAGCTAAAACCATGCCAGCACCATTAGAACAACAAGTAGAAACACTGCAATCTAGCCTAAATAAAATTGGCGATGCAGTGAAAGCTCAGGCGGAAGCAGCAAACAAAGAAGTTGCTCGCCTTGGCGAAATGAGCGCACAAACTCGTGCGTCAGTGGATGAAATTCTAACCAAGCAAGGCGAACTACAAGCGCGCCTACAAGAAGCAGAGCAGAAAATGCTTAACGCCGGAAAAGACAACGGCGAAGAAGAATTCCGCTCAGCGGGTAACATCGTTGCTGAAAAACTAGCAGCCGAAGGTGTTAGCTCTAACTTTAATGGTAAGTCGCGCATCCAAATGCCGCGATCAGCGATTACCTCAGCAACAGGCTCAGGTGGTGGCTTGGTCGCGCCAGATCGCCGCGCTGGAATCATCGCGATCCCTGAGCGTCAAATGACGATTCGTGATTTGATCGCACCGGGAACCACAACCAGCAACATGGTTCAGTACGTCAAAGAAACGGGCTTTACTAACAACGCTGCACCAGTGGCAGAAAACACATCCAAGCCTTATTCAGACATCACATTCGCAATGGAAAACGCCAGCGTGCAAACCATCGCGCATTTGATGAAAGCATCACGCCAAATTCTGGATGACGCTTCCGCACTGGCCAGCTTTATTGATGCGCGAGCGCGTTACGGCTTGATGATCAAAGAAGAAGGTCAGCTACTGTACGGCAACGGAACAGGCGCAAACTTGCACGGCATCATTCCGCAAGCATCCGCTTATGCAGCGCCAACCGGTGCGGAAGTTAACACCGAGCAGCGCATTGACCGCCTGCGTTTGGCTATTCTGCAAGCCGCACTGGCAGAATACCCAGCAACGGGCATTGTTCTCCACCCTACCGATTGGGCAACCATCGAACTGTTGAAAGACAACACTGGTAAATACATCATCGGTAACCCACAAAACGGCACCACGCCAACCCTGTGGCGTCTGCCTGTGGTATCCACTCAGTCCATCAACCAAAACTCTTTCCTCGTTGGTGCGTTTAACCTTGGCGCTCAAATCTTTGATCGCATGGACATTGAAGTGCTGGTTTCAACAGAAAACACAGACGACTTCGAGAAAAACATGGTTACGCTGCGTGCCGAAGAGCGCTTGGCGTTCGCGGTGTATCGCCCAGAAGCGTTCGTTACTGGTGAGCTAAAAGCCGCTTAATTAAAGCGACATAGCCAAAAGCCAATCAACAAGGCCGCATTGATTCGATGCGGCCTTTATTGAGGACTCAACATGCAAAAAGTCACCGTTAAGGCTAAAAAGTGTTTTTATTGGGGCCCGTTCGCCAATGAAATGAAAACACCACAATCAGAGCCTTTTGAAGTAACAGAATGGGAATACCGTCAACTTAGTTCAAAAGCTATGGTTGATCTGGTTGAAGATGCAGCAAAAAAGGAAACCCAACCTAAGCAGGAATCCGACAAGCAGCCAGAACAGCCGTCACAGCCGGAAGCACAAGCAAAGAAAACGCGCCGAACCAAAAACACAGAAACGCCAAAATAAAACGAGCATCCATCATGAGCATGATCAACCTTGAAGTTGCCAAGCAGTATCTAAACGTCATTCATGACTTTGATGATGCAAACCTGCAGTTATTGCTTGATGCGGCGGAATCGGAGGCCGAGCAGTTTATTAATCAGCCGCTATCCTCGACTGTGCCAGAGGGTGGAGCCGAAATGCCAGCCTCTTTAAAGCTTGGCGTACTCATGCTCATGCAAGCGGCTTATCAAGCCTCACCCGATGATGCACACAAGCTGCGGATGGGTGCGGAAATCAAACTGACACCCTTTCGTGTTGGATGGGGGATTTAATGCTCAGTCACAGACTTACACACGTCATCCAGATTCAAGAGCCTATCGAATCACAGGATGATCTATCAGGAGCCATCATCACCACTTGGCAAACCATCGAGATTGCCGCCGGAAAGCCCAATATTCCTGCCGAAGTGCTCACTGGCCCCGGTAAAGAAGTCAGCGCGGCTGGCTCAAAATACCCAGAAGTGGTGGCGAGAATTAACGTGCGCTGGTTCCCGTTCGACATGCAAAGGCTCTATGAATGCCGAATATTGTGGGAAGGTCAGATTTTTGGTGTTCACTCAGTCGATACCGATCGCACCGCTCGCCAAGAGTGGCGCTTTAAGTGCAAAGCGGGCGTGAATCAAGAGGGAAGCTAGTCATGGCAGAAAAAGCAGATTTCACAATTCTTGGTCTTGATGAAGTTACCCAAAAGCTTGGAAAACTAAGCCTAGAATTGGGTGATGCTGCTGGCCGAAGAGCATTAAGAAAAGCCGCTGGCATAGTTGCAAAAGCAGCAAGAGAAAACGCCTTGCTGGTTGATGACCCAGAAACCGGACGCCGGATCAGAGATAACATCCGTCTACAATTTGCCAGTCGCCACTACAAAGAAACGGGCGATCTGATGTATCGAGTCGGCGTTTCAACCAGAAAAGGCCGCATTCCCAAAGGTAATCCAGACGAAGGTAAAGGCGGAAATACGCCGCACTGGCACCTTATCGAAATGGGAACCGAAAAAGCGAGAGCTCAGCCGTTCCTACGCCCTGCCCTCTCTGAAAACGTCAATAAAGTGGTTGATAAACTGGTCACTGAATTAGATAAAGAAATCGACAAGGTTCTAAACGAATGAATACCGCCCCCATCTTTAGCGTATGCAAAGCAGATCCTGTGGTGACTTCTCTACTTGGTGAAAGCCCAATGCGCCTTTACCTTTTTGGAATGGCACCGCAAAACCCCGTTAAACCCTATGCGGTTTGGCAGGTGATTGGCGGTTTACCAGAAAACTACATGGATGAAAGGCCGGATATCGACTCCTTCAACCTGCAGATTGATGTTTACTCTACCGATGTGGACTCCGCAAGAAACGTAGCCGGAGCCATTCGCCACGCGATAGAGCCGCACTGCGTACTTACTAGCTACCGCGGTGAAAGCCGAGATAGTGAAACCATGAATTACCGAAGTGGTTTTGATGTCGATTGGTTTGTCGATCGATAGCCAACCAAAGCAACAACCAAGGCCGGACAAGTTCCGGCTTTAATTTTTTCTGCATCCAGCAAAACTAATTGGAGAAAACCATGGCCATTAAAACCCAAGGCACCTCGCTCTACACCATCGATCCTGCTGATGGTTCATTACTTAAAGTCACTTGCGTTACTTCGATTGACGGCATTGATTCAAGCCTAGATCAAATCGAAACCTCATGCCTAGAAGGCGATGCGCGTACCTATGAAGCTGGCATGGCAACACCTGGCACGGCAACATTTGGTATTAATGTTGACCCAGCCGATGCAAGCCACCTGCGTCTGCACCAACTGAAAACCGCTGGCACCACGCTGAAATGGGCGATCGGTTGGTCAGATGGCAAAGGCGTAGAGCCGACAGTAACGGGTTCTGGTGCAGCCGCTGATTTCACCTTGCCAACAGGCCGCAGCTGGATCACTTTTGAAGGCTTCATGAACTCTTACCCATTCAGCTTTGCACTGAACTCGGTTGTGTCATCAAGCGTTGGAATTCAAGTGTCTGGCGATCCTGTACTCGTTCCTAAATCAGCCTAACGGAGCCATTCATGCAGCAATTGACTGTAGAAATGCTCAAACAAGCCGGTGCTTTTGCGCCGGCAAAACCTGAGCGCCGTGAAATCAAGTGGATTAACGATAGCCAAGAAATTATCGAAGCGGTTATCCATGTTCGTAAGTCCTCCTTCATCACCATGATTGAAGAGAGCAAATCGGTGGCGGATTCCTCTTACTTGATGGCAACGCGCATTGCATCAAGCGTGGTGGACGAACAGGGCAAGCCCGTTTTTACCGTTGATGATCTGCTAGGCAATGAAGAGCGCGGCCCTATTTGCCAATCACTCGCCATTGCATTGCTGAATGCGATTTATGACGTCAACGGCGTGGGTAAAAAAGCAGACCCAAAGCCATCGAGCCAGCCGACGAATTCTGGCACGAACTTGTCCTTGCCGGCATCGGTGGGAAAACGGTTGAAGAAGCGAAAAACACGCTCACTTACCGAGAAGTCATCGACTGGCAATCCTACCGACTCAAGCACGGACCTCTCACCGTCCAGCGAAGAGTAACCGATGCGGCAGATTCAATCATTGCTCTAACGGCAGCAATAAGGCGCCTAAATGTGGAGCCAGAAAAGCTGCGCGTTTACCAAAGCGCGAACGAAGAGCCAGAAGAGCAAAACATTGAAGCCGCATTTGCAACCCTATTTGCCATTGCGAATAACAACAAAGCACAAAAGTAACGAGGTTAAACATGGCTTCACGCTCCCTAGGTAACTTGACTATCAACATGGTGATGAACACCGGGAGTTTCACTCAAGGTGCTGGCCGAGCAGAAGCCGCTGTTGAACGCCTTAACAAAGCCGCCAAAAAACAACGCGATGAGCTGGCGCGCTTAGTTGGTCAAATCGATCCTGTCGTTGCGGAATATGACCGCATCGATAAAATGGAAGAGAAGCTTCGCAAGCACAGAAAAGATGGCTTGCTAGGTCAAGAAGACTTTGACCTCTACCTAGGCAAACTCAAAGACATGCGAGCTTCGGTTGGTCAGGCATCTGTAGAGTTTGACAAAAACGGCATGTCAGCAAAGCAAATGCAAGCGGCTTTGCGTGGCCTACCTGCGCAATTTACTGACATCGCAGTCTCTTTACAGGGTGGACAAAACCCCTTAACCGTGTTCTTGCAACAAGGTGGCCAGTTAAAAGACATGTTTGGCGGTATTGGCCCTGCCGCTAAAGCCATGGGCGGCTATGTCGCTGGATTGATTAACCCATTTAGTCTAGCCGCCGCCTCAGCCGGTGCTTTGGCGCTGGCTTACTACCAAGCGAGTGAGGAAGCGGATCGATTTCGTGAAGCAATACTTCTTACTGGAAATGCATCTGGTGTGACAGCTGACAGGTTGGATGAAATGGCCGACAGACTTAGTCAGGAATCTGGCACAAAATCTGCTTTTGCATCCGCTCTTGCCGAAATCGCTGCAAATGGTGGCTTTGCAGCAAACCAAGTGGAAATGGTCGCTTCTGCTGCGGTTAACATGGAAAGAATCACGGGAAAGGCTGTATCAGAAACTATTTCAGAATTTGAAAAACTCGCTCGTGATCCAAGCAATACGATCTCTGAACTAAACAAAAAACAAAACTTTCTAACGGTTGCTGTTTATGAGCAAATTTCAGCACTTGAAAAACAAGGTAAAACTCAAGAAGCAGCGAACTTGGCAATTAAAATCTATTTTGAAACTTTGAGAGATAGAGCTTCAAAAGGGGAGCAAGACCTAGGAAAGATTGAGAGGGCTTGGTTATCTCTTAAAGATGCCGCGAGTGGAGCTTGGTCTGCGGTAAAGGAATTTGTAAGTGAAGATACAGATTTAGAGCAACTTAAGAGCATTAACAATGAAATTGGTATTTTAGAAAAAAATCTTACCTCTTATAAGTCAATGGTTAGCCAGGGGATATTATCTTCCGGGTATGCAGATAACAAAATCTCCTATCCTGACGAAATAAAAAAAATTGAGAAACAATTGTTGCTTCTCAAGACAAAGCAGGAGTTACTTAATTCCAGCGTAAAATTAGAAGAGGCTCAAGCTGAAGCAACAGCTAAAACAAACAAGCAAACATCAGCCGCAATCGAAGCTATAAAATATGTAAATAAGTTAAATGAACAATCACTAACCATTGCTGAAAAGAGGGATAAGGCGACTAAAGAGTACCTTAAAAACCTTGATGTTATTAGAAAATCAGATCCTGAAAACCCAATTCTTAAAGAAGAGAACGTAAAAAAAACGCTCAATTGGATTAACGATCAGTTCAAAGAGCCAGAAAAACGCGCCAAAGCGTATGTTGACGGCGCTGGCTTGCAAATGTTGATGCGACTGAGAGAGCAAGAGGCAGCACTCAGAGAGCAATTAACCACAAGCGGCAAACTAGGCTCATCACAACAAGAGTTGGCTAAATTTGAGCAGCAAATTGCTGACATCAAAGAAAAGAAAACCCTCACCACTCAGCAAAAAAGCTTACTGGCAGAGCAAGACGCGATCCGCGATCAACTCAATAAAAACATTGCCATTGAGCAAGAGCTTGCACTGAGAGAGCAAGCCATCCGGTTGCAAAATATGCAAGCCTCCGTAACCGCTCAGCTAGCGAATGATATTCAAAAATATGAACAGTCATTAGCGAACTACGGCGCGGGCGATGAGGCACTAAAAAGGCTGAGAGAAGAACAAGCGATCAGGGATGACATAGCCAAACAGATGGAGCGCGCCACCTCGCAAAACCTTGCCGGCAAAATCTCCAACGATGAGCTTGATTCGCAAAGAGCTCTGCTCGAAACCAGTTTGCAAGATCGACTTGATGCAATGGCTCAATATTACGAGCAGCTTGATGCGCTTGAATCAGATTGGTCAAACGGTGCTAAATCGGCTTTTGATAACTATCTGTATGAAGCGCAAAGAGCCGCAGAAATATCAAAGCAGTTCTTTAGTGGCGCTTTCAACGCAATGGAAGATTCCATTTATAAATTCGCTACCACAGGCAAGCTCTCCTTTAAAGACTTTGCCACATCAATCATTTCAGATATGGCAAGAATAGCCTCACAACAAGCGGCTGCTGGACTTCTTGAGTTAGGCGGCGGTCTGTTGGGTGGCGGTGGATTCGGAAGCTTATTTGGCTTTAGCTCTGGCGGCTATACGGGTTCTGGCGGCAAGTTTGAGCCAGCCGGCATCGTGCACAAGGGTGAGGTGGTTTGGTCGCAAGATGACATAAATCGCGCTGGTGGCGTGGGCATTGTTGAAGCGCTGAGAAAAGGCGCGCTCAACTTTAAAGAAGGCCTAAAAGGTTATGCCGATGGCGGCGTGGTTGGCATGGCCCCAGCGTTAGCCGGAGCAACCAGTTCCCACTCTTCAAGCATTGCTATCCAGCAAGAGATCAACATCGGCCAATCTGAATCAGGCACCTCAGCAAACCCTCAAGCGGTCGCAAAAGCGTATGCGGATGCGGCAAAAATGGGGGCGAGAGAGGAAATTATAAGGCAGCTACAGCCCGGCGGTATGATCTGGCGAGCGCAAAACGGACGTTAACTATGGCATTGCAAGAGTTCACCTACTGCGCAGATAAAGACGCAACCGGAACCTTAGAGTTCAGAACCCGAACCGCACAATTTGGTGATGGCTATCAGCAATCGGCTGGCGATGGCATTAACAACCGTCGTCAGTCTTGGCCGCTCACGTTCACCAAGAAAAAAACCGAGGCAGAAGCCATTAAAGCGTTTTTTGATGATCATGAAGGATACAAGGCTTTCGCATGGAAGCCGCCCCTTTCACCCATCGGGCTTTATGTTGTCGCCTCTTACTCTGTTCTCCCATTGGGCGCGGGTTTATACCGAATCAGCGCCACTTTTAATGAAACCTTTCACCCCTAGGAGTTGAACTTGTCATTATTTGCAGACATTCAAACGCTCGAACCGGGTAGTGAAATTATTCTGTTTGAGATTGACGGCACTGAGTTTGATGCTGGCGTGTTTCGCTTTCAGCATCACCAGCAGCAATACACGCCTGAGCAAATTCAAGCGTCACTACAAAGTGGTGAACCTCTCCCACCCCAGAAAATCATCTGGCAGGGAGAAAGCTATTACTCTTGGCCTTGCCAAATCTCTGGCATTGAAGCAAGCAGCGATGGATCGCCATCATCACCCACGCTCACGGTCGCCAACGTCAACGGTTCTATCACTGCGCTGTGTATTGAGTATCAAGATATGTCTCAGGCTAAGGTCACGCTGCGCCGAACCCTGAAAAAGTACCTTGATGCAGCTAATTTCGAGGGTGGCAACCCAAGCGCGGATCCGGAACAAGAAAACGTAGAGATTTGGTACATCCGCCGCAAAACATCGGAAGATAAAAACACCGTAACGTTTGAGCTTTCAAGCCCAGCGGATGTGGGCGGCATCAAAATAGGCCGAAAGATGACGGCTTATTGCCAGTGGTGCTTAAAAGGCCAGTACCGAGGCACAGATTGCGGCTATACCGGTGCGGCGATGTTTACCGATGAAGATCAACCAACTGATGATCCAGCAAAAGATAAGTGCTCAGGCACGCTAACCGGATGCACCTTGCGCTTTGGTCAAAACAACCCATTACCTCACGGCGGTTTCCCTGCGGTTCGCTTGGTAAGGAGATAGCATGAATTGGCAATCAAACCTTTTGCTGCATGCACAAACGGCCTATCCGCAGGAATGCTGCGGCCTACTAATTCAAGTAGGCAGTGAAAAGCTGTATATGGCTTGCCGCAACTCGGCAAACCAGCCAGAGCAAGATTTTGTGATTCACCCAGAAGATTTAGCCATGTTTGAATCCATGGGTGAGATTGTGGGCATTTGCCACAGCCACCCTGATGCGAGCAGTAAACCCAGTGAGCGCGACATTTACAACGCTAACGCGCTGAAAGCGGAATACCCGAATGCGGATTGGCACATCGCCAGTTGGCCGGAGGGCGATATTCACAGCTTTACACCCAGCGGTGAGGCTTACCCGTTAATAGGTCGGCCTTTTATTTATGGCGTTATGGATTGCTATGCAATAGTCAGAGATTTTTATGAAAAGCTAAATATAGCCCTACCAAAGAATGAGAGTGATGATCTTTGGTGGGAAGGTGATCAGGAGTTGTATCTCGATAACTTTGAGTCAGCCGGCTTTTACAAGCTGTGCAGCGGCGCACCGGATGAAATAGCAAACACCCAGCTTGAAGTTGGTGATGTGATTTTAATGCAGATATTAAGCGATCGAGTGAATCACGCGGCTCTTTACATTGGTGATGGCATTATCCTCCAACATCTCTATGGCAAGTTAAGCCAGAGAGATGTTTTTGGAGGATATTGGCTAAGGTGCACCAGATTAGTAATAAGGCACAATCAGCTTATAGATTTAGATATGGCGAAATCTCTAGCTAAAGAGCTAAAGAGATAGCCTAACGGTGATCTTATCTACATTTTCCAAGTTGCTTGTGAAGTCTTTCGCTAACAGTTCTTGATAGCTCAGCCAACTGTTCTACATCATTAAAGCCTACATCAGGCTCTTTGAAATAATTGATGTACTGATATCGATTCATAAGCATTTCGTCACTGCCAACCATCCTTGTGGATGTGACCTCACCGTTTTCAACGGTAAGCAAAATTCTTTGGTAACGAAAGTCTGGTATTTCAATGGTTTTTTTCTGGTTTTTAGATATGTATTCACCTTCAATTTCATAAAGGTATTGTATGGCTTCTGGTATTTGCTCTGGTTTTAGTTGACCAATTGTTTTTACTTCAAACTTATTGTGTACCAGCTTCCAAATGTCGCCATAGATATTGCCAACACCAGTTGTGATTAACTGCTCTACCTTTTGGCGCAATGGGATAAGTTGTGTGGCGGTAGACTGCCGAGATGATTGGTTTGATTCATCATTGACCATAGCATCAAAAGCTCTAATAACCAGAAGATGAAATTTAGCGCTTATCCACATGGCATAGGCATAAACAAGTTCTTTGCAAACCCAAGTTCCTCGGCCGTTTAGTGCTTTTACTGTGCTCCTCATATCTGAGGAGCTGCTAATTTCTAATATTAGCTCTTTGGTTGTTGATTGACGCAAGAAGTTAGATGGCTGGTGATTCTTCTGGTTGCCAGAAGCCTTATGCAGATCATTTAAAGAGTAAAGACCACTTTCGTCTCTTCTTATAATCTTACTTGAGATTGTAATTTGTTTATGCATCGGGTTTTCCTTGTTTTTTCGAAAGTTTTAAATTTGGCGCTGGGAGGTTCGAAACGGCTCAAGGAAAATCGCCGCGGACTTATTTCCCCGAAGGGTATTGTATTCGTCGCCCTCCCAACATAATTCTGTAGATAGATCTATGGTGGGTGTTGTGCTCAAAACGACAGGCACAAAAAAGCCAACGCTTACGGGGTTGGTATAGTCCGTTTCCTTGATGGAGGTTTCGACGCCTCTAAATGGATAGTAGGAAACAAAAATTAAAGTGTCAACGACAGATTGGGCTGTAAAATGAAAAAAACACAGTGCTAATGCTATTGCATACTGTAATGATTGTCTCATTTTTGTGAACGTGTTTTGCGCTCGATTAGCTTTAAATGCAAAATCGGCACACTAAGAAACACGACTCATAAGGTATTAAATGAAAAAACTAAGCATATCTTTAGCGGCTGTTGCCATTGCTGCATCCATAAGTGCTTATGCAGAGCCGCAAAACAATTTTACCGTTGGTTACTCAAGAAGTACTGTTGATGTAATGAATCTGGAGTTTCCAGACAATCCGCAAGGCTTCAATATCAAGTACCGACACGACTTTACAAGTGAATACGGCATTATTGGCTCATTCACTTATTCCGGCTTGGATGAATACTACAACTCGATCCTTGGAAGCTCACGCCTAATCCTTGATTACTACTCCTACACAGTTGGCCCAACATTAAGAGCGAATAAATACTTTAGTGTGTACGGTCTAGTAGGAGCGGCAACGGGGAAAGCCAGTGGTGATTACAATATTGCTGGTTATCGTGGTGCTGAGAGCATCGACCAAACAGAATTCTCTTATGGTGGCGGTTTGCAGATTGACGTCAATGAAAACCTAACTCTCGATGCCTCATTTGAATACACAAAATTTGATGAGGTAGAAGCCAGAACGATAACCATCGGCGCTGGATACCGGTTCTAAAACCATTAAAACAAACACCCGCTTCGGCGGGTTTTTTATTACCAAAATTTCACCACGGAACATGTTATGCCACAAACCACCATCTTACTATCCGGTTCTCTAGCCAAGAGATTCGGGCGCGAGCACGCCTATCATTTGGATTCGGGAACCTTAAAAGAAGCCTTTTCAGCATTGAAGAACACGATCGATGGCTTTGAGCAGTTCATCAAAGAGCAATCAAAATCTGGCGTTCGATACGCCATTTTCCGCAATCGAGAAAACGTTTCCGAGAGTGAGTTGCTTATGTCTGGCACCCGAGAGGTGCGCATTGTCCCCGTTGTTAGCGGAAGCAAGCGCATAAATATGAAAATGGTTTTGGGCGGAGCATTAATTGGGCTTGCTGCCCTTGCAACAGGTGGATTTGGAGCTGCTTTTGCCGCTGGTGGGATTTGGGGGACAGCTGCAAATGTTGGCTTGGCAATGTCAATTGGTGGCGTGGTGCAGATGATCTCACCACAACAGCAAGGCTTGTCCACCCGAGAGGCAGCGGAAAACGCCCCGAGCTATGCCTTTGGTGGTGCCGTCAACACCACAGCCGCAGGTCATATTGTTGGCATTGGTTACGGTAAGCGGATGATCGGCGGCGCGGTGATCAGCGCCGGTATTTTTGCGGAAGACATTGCAAATTAAGAGTGTGAACGATGAAGAAACCCGTTATTGCAGGGAGTAAAGCTGGCGAGTCAAAACCCTACACTCCTTACGAAGCCCCAAACGATTTACGCTCTATTGCGACCGCAAGAGTTCTACTCGCGCTTGGTGAGGGTGAATTTGCAGGTGGTATTACAGAAAAAGACATTTTTCTTGATGGCACCCCACTCATGTCTGCAAACGGCTCAATGAATTTTGAGGGCGTAAAGTGGGATTTTAGACCAGGCACCGTAAACCAAAGTTATATCGCCGGCTTTCCTGCCGTGGAATCTGAAATTGCGGTTGGCGTTGAGCTAAAAAGTGATACACCTTGGACTAAGGCGATCAATGATAGCCAAGTTTCGGCAGCGGTCATTCGTTTTCGCTGGCCAGCGCTGCAAGAAATGAAAGATAACGGCGATGTGGTTGGTTACTCGATTCAATATCGCATTGACGTTTCCACCGATGGTGGCAGCTTTGTTACGGTTGCCACTCGCAGTGTTACGGGAAAAACTAATACGCTTTACGAGCGTAGCACTAGGGTAGATCTGCCTGCTGGAAACACAAGAACCATTCGTGTTACTCGCCTTACTGCAAACCAAAACAACAGCCGTGTTTCTGATGCCATGTTTATTGGCGCGATCACTGAGGTGATTGATCGCAAAATGCGATACCCAAACACTGCTCTGTTAGGCATTCAGTTTGATGCAAGCCAATTCAGCAACATTCCAACCGTCAGCGTATTGGCAAAAATGCGCAAAATTCGTGTGCCTGATACGTATGACCCAGAAACCCGTACTTACAGTGGTATTTGGTCTGGCGCGTTTAAAATGGCGTACAGCAATAACCCTGCATGGGTGACTTACGATCTTATCGTTGAAAACCGTTTTTCCATCGGCGATAAAGTGGGCGCTCAGTTTGTTGATAAGTACGAGCTTTACAAGATCGCTCAGTATTGTGATCAGCAAGTGCCAGACGGCAAAGGCGGCACAGAGCATCGCTACGAGTGCAACATTTACATTGCGACCGCTGCCGAAGCTTGGCAGGTTCTGCGTGATCTTTCCTCTATCTATCGAGGCATGATCTACTGGATGCAAAGCCAGATGACTGTGCGCGCCGATATGCCGCGTGATGTGGATTATGTATTCACCAACGCTAACGTGATTGATGGCACTTTCACGTATTCCGGCAGTGATGAACGGGTGAAATACACACGTGCGCTTGTAAGTTATGACAACCCAGATAACAACTACGAATCAGACGTTACCAGCACTTACGATAACGCGCTGCAACGCCGCTACGGCGATAATGTGGTTGAACTGTCTGCTTTCGGTTGTACTCGTGAATCCGAAGCGCAGCGCCGCGGTAAATGGGCGATTTATACCAACAACAACGATCGTACTGTTAGCTTTAAAACAGGCATGGAAGGTGAAATTCCTTCGTTGGGTGATATTGTCGCGATTGCGGATGACCTGATCGCCGGCTCTCGCATTGGCGGCAGAATTGCCTGCGTGTCTTCCGATGGTAAAACCATCACAGTAGACAAAGAAATTGCGGCAGAATCCGGTGATAAGCTCTTGATCAATCTTCCGTCAGGAAAGGCGGAAAGCCGAACTGTGGTGAGCTCAACAGGCAAAGAGATCAGAGTTTCTACTGCTTACAGTGAATCCCCTGCCCCATTCCTGCAATGGACACTAGAAAAAAGCACGTTAACCCATCAGCTTTTCCAAATCGTCAGCGCAAGAAAGGCCGACTCAGAAAGTATTGAGTATGAGTTTTCAGGCGTTGCTTACAACCCGAGTAAGTTTGATTTTGTTGATACTGGCGCGCGGATTGAAGATAGACCTGTCAGCCAAATTCCCGTTGGTGGTATGGAAGCGCCAGAGCAAGTCACGATCGGCCAGAATGTTTACGTTGAGCAAACCATGGCCGTGACCGTGATGACCATTGGATGGTCTGCGGTGAAAAACGCTGTGGCTTACGAGGTGGAATGGCGAAAAGATTACGGCGAGTGGGTAAAGCTGCCAAGAACGGGGCAACTCAGCATTGATGTTAAAGGCGTTTACACCGGTCAATATCTGGCCAGAGTGCGCGCCGTTAACTCTTACGATGTGGCATCAATCCCGAAATCATCAAACCTCACTGATATTGTCGGTAAAACCGGAGAGCCGCCAAAGCTCGCGATTTTCCGCACCGCAAGCCGACCTTTTGCGATTTTCCTCGATTGGTCATTTGGTCCCGATTCCGAAGATGCGCTGTATACAGAAATTGAGTACGCCGATAACGCGCTAGGTGAAAACGCCGCGTTTTTGGGTAGCTATGCTTACCCAACCAGTGATCACCTCATGATGGGTTTGGCCGCTGGTGTACGCTTTTGGTTCAGAGCCAGAATTAAGGACAGAACCGGAAACACAGGCCAATGGACTGACTGGACACTTGGCGAATCCTCAGTCGATGCGGATGAAATCCTAAGCTATCTAGGCGGTAAAATTGGCGAGGGCGAACTCGCACCCGGATTAGTTGATCAGATTAAGGATGATGTTGCCGAAGGTATTGTAGATGATATCGGCGGTAAAATTGAAAACGACCTGATCGGGCACTTAACTGGCGATGATGAAAACGCCCCTCAAGACATTCTCTGGTATGCGGGTGATGATGAGTCACAAACCTCATTTGTGGGTAACACCACGATCACCTCCGCTTACAACGATGATGACTATGCGCGATCTAAGCAAATTTTCATCCTTGGTTCTCGGGTCGATAGAAACCAAGCGCTTATTGCTCGGGTAGATGCAACCTCAGTATCAAGGGATGAGGCGCTAGCTCAATCAATCACTCAGCTTTCTGCAAACATCGATGAGAACACGGCCAAGATCTTGTTTGAGCAAACCGTGAGAGCGGATGCTGACTCGGCATTAGCTCAGCAGATCAGTGTACTTTCAGCGCAAGTAGGTGAAGCCACCGCCGCCATTGCAAATGAGCAAATTGTGCGAGCGGAAGCGGACTCTGCTTTGGCTCAGCAAATTCAAACAATTTCGGCTCAATTGGATGATGCTGAGGCAGTGATCCAGCAAACCTCAGAAGCACTGGTTGAATTAGACGGCTCGATTAAAGCGAACTGGCAAGTTAAAACCCAAGTCACTGCAGATGGCAAAGTGGTTCAAGCTGGTATGGGCTTGGGCGCGTCTATTGGTGCTGACGGAACGGTAAGATCTGAGTTTTTGGTTATGGCCGACACCGTTGGCTTTCTAAATACCATCAACGGACAGATTCACACCCCGTTTGTTTTTGACACCGTTAACGATACCGTTTACCTAAGCTCTGCAATCATAGGTAACGCTACGATTAGCTTTGCGAAGATCGCTAACGATATTCAATCAACCAACTATCAAGCTGGTGTTGCGGGTTGGAGATTGGATAAGAACGGAAACTTGGAGCTTAATGACGGAAATTTTCGAGGAACCATATCAGGTGCAGATGGTTATTTCTCGGGAACTATCTATGCAGAAAAAATCGAAGGTGATGTATATAAAGCCAGCATTCTAAATGCAACCTCAAATCTCTCAGCTAGCAGCGGGGTGATTAATGTTCATAGCTTTACCATTGGAAATTTAACCACATCTAGAACATTAGTATTGGGTGAAATGGAATATGGGACATCATCATTAAGCCCTTGGAATGGTGGATCATATATAAGGGTGTTAAGAAATGGCACTGAGATATGGAATTCAGCATCAGCCAACCACAACACCAAAGGCCTTATATATAGCGGACAAAGAACAAGGAAAACTGCAATTTCAATACCATCAGGCAGTCATACTATCGCGATACAACTTGTAGTTAGAGAAACCTATGGGGTTTTCTACTCTCAAGCTGTTGAGTTCGCATGGTTTAAAAATTAGGTAGATTTATGAAAACACCAAACCAAGAAATCAGCGAGGTACTAATTTCCAACTCTGGCAACAAGCTAACGCCAGAGTTGATATTGGGGCTTCAAGCGCGACTATCGCAAATTGTTGAGTCTGCTGTGAGAACAGCAAAACAAGAGCAAGAGGTTGAGAAAGAAAATGCCTGATTTATCCATTTACAAAGTAAACCTCGATACGCCCCAACCGGACGGAAGAAAAGGCGAAAGCCCGCGCGCTGCATTCACCAAGTACAACGATCTTGTTGCTGAACTACAAAATGGCACTACAGGGCGCTTGATATCAGAAATAGAACCAAGCTCACCATTTGCATTGATGGAGTGGGTAGATACATCTCTATCTCCTCCACTAATCAAACGCCGAAATTCTGCGAATAGTGCTTGGGTAACGATTGGAAGTTACGATCAAAAACTCGGAACAGCAGCAGGTGCTAACCTACCAAGCGGAGTAACAGAGCTTAAAAATACGGTCGGAATTGAAAGCTCAACAACCTCATCTGCAAACAAAATTCCGCTTGCCAATGCAGCAGGAAAAATCGACGCAGGCTGGCTAGATTGGGATTCAGCCGCGATGGCTATTGTTCTTGCCTCCGGAGGTCGCCTAGAAGTGATAAAAGACGCTCTAGGTAACGCTCATCTGTTCGGCGTTTGGCCTATTCAAACATACGAGCAATTGCAAATCCCCGGATGCCCATTCACTGGCGTTATTGATGTTTTCCGCGAGCAAGACGGCACATTCAGAAGTGAGTGCCGAATTGCCATCCATAAATCAGTCAACGTTGGCGGAAGAACAGTTTCCCGTGCCGGATTGGCGCCATATGTAAACTTGAATTTCGATGAATTTAAAGCAAAGGCGGCTGAATTGTCTGGCGGATTCAGGATGCTCGACATATTCCATGACTCTTTTATCAACTGGCAAATAGTATCGATCATCGCAAAAGGTGGACAGCAACCTCGCGGCAATACCGGATGGGGTCGAGCTCATGACATGATCAGCGAAGTTGGCCGGAGAGTTGATGGAATGCTGTCGAACGAAAGAACAGGTAACGGAGCTACATTAACAGGCTCTGGTCCTAACTCTTGGCGTCATGATGGCACTGCTTTTGGTGTGTCTGATTGGGTCGGAAATGTTTGGGAGTGGGTTGACGGATTGAAAATGGTAAACGGTCAATTTTATATTGCTGAGTACTCAGGGCAACCAGAAGCTCAATGGGTTGCAACAGGTCGATACATTAACTCTGGTCACGTTTTATCAATGACGCCCCCTCCATCGCCAGTCGCAGATACTCAAGCATGGAATTTGATCACAAAAGATTCGAATTACCAGCCAAGCGAGCTTATGCAAAAGCTTTTTATAGAGCCGATTGATTGCACAAAAATACTTAATGGTCGTTTTTACTACAATACAAGTGGAGAGTTCCTACCGCGCCGTCGTGGGAGTTGGAGTGACGGAGTTAACGCCGGCTCCGGTGCGCTAAACTTAACATTAACACGATCTACCAGAAGCATCAGCATCGGCTGCCGTCTATCTTTTGTGCAATAGGATAAAAATCATGAATGAATTTAGTTTTTACTTTAACTATGAACGAATTACAAATTGCGATCCTGAGTATTTAAAAGAGCTCTACAATGGCATTGAAAATGGCGACGAAATAATCGAAGGCATCCTTCGAGATAAAGAGCGATTTGATCAAGAAAACCAACCTGCAAACTAACGCGCTATAGCAGCACCCAAGCGCAAACTCTATCCCACCAAAAACCAAACACATCGAGGTTAAAATGCCAAAAACCGTAACCGTGGGCAGAACTTGGGTTCTGCTCAGCGATCTATTGCCAGGTGCAATCCCAACTGACAAATTTGAAGGCCAAGTTCAGGAGGGTGCAATAAAGCTAAAGGCTTCCGAAAACACCCCTACAGATACATTGGATTGTTACACATTCCGCAGCGCTGATTCTGGCGGTGCTGGTGATGAATTTTTTGAAGGTGGCGATGGCATTCTTAAGGTTTACGCCATAGCGCATAAGTGCACAAGCGCAACTCTAGTTATCGAGGTGATGTGATGACCGAATTCAGACGGCAAGGACAATCTGGTGGCGGTTCGGCCGCATCCGTCCCATCAGACCAAATCTTTGATTCAGCTTCTTTGCGTGATGCTTTTTTTGCCTCCAATCCACAGCGTTTAATTGATGGTGCTCAGTGCGTTGTGCTTACCAGTGCTCCAGAAGGCTTGTATCAAGTTTACACTTTGGGGGTGTGGCAAGATCGAAGCAAAGTCGTTATTGGCCGAACAGGGCCACAAGGCTTAACCGGTGAGAAAGGCGATCACGTAGACAGCGCGGAATTTGTCGGAGACGATATTGTTTTTAGCGACACTGGCGGTAGGACTTTCCCTCTTGCTGATGCGGTTAACGTTCTTAAAGGTCCACAAGGTGAAGCAGCGCCGGCGCTAATCACGCAATTCAGCATTGAACCTAACGGTCCTTGGGTTAGCGCTTCCGTATTCGCTCAAAACCCTGACATTTACTTTTACTGGCGTTGGTCAACGGACAACGGCGTAACGTGGTCGCCTAATGGTATCTCAGTTCGCGCCACTGTTACCAACTTGCCGAATGGCTTCGGTTGGTTTGACGATGGCCAAGGTGGCTTGACTCTCAAGAAGGGCAATGACGTTTATCTGACAATGACGCCAGACGAAGTGCAATCCAAGCGCCTGAACGTGGTTAACAATCTGCTCAAGTTTGGCACATCTAAAAGCGTACACGATGTTAGTGAGAATATCCTGTTCAAGAACAACATCACTGGTCAGGTTTATCACCCGGTATGGCAACGTGCAACAAACGGGGTTTGGGATGCTACAGTGCGTCGACCGCTAGATACTTACGTACGTCAGAACAAGCTAACTGATGGATTCCAGCCTGCAAAGCCTAACTCTTCCGTTCCTGCATCCCTGACAATCACCGCGCAGTACAATCTACGTGTTCGAGCGTTTTACCTTGATTCGCTTGCGGCGTATTCCGACTGCACAATGGTAATTTCACAAGGTGGAAAAACCAAAGTCATTATCGAAGGCTTGGATATTGTTGCTGGCGAAAACCGCATTGTGTTTGCCAATACTAGCGACGAACTGCCGTTCCTTGACTTGCTTGAGGAACAAACGTTCCTGATTACCGTTCGAGATACCAATGGCGACCTGATTAACGTGCGCGAAATGTCAGGCACTGGAAACGAAGGCGTTGTGTGGTGGGCGCTAGACTTTACACAATTTGTCGATGTTTTAGTGCTGGATGCACGTCGCGTTGGCGGCAGCATTTACTTTGACGATGACAATGGAGTTTTTGATATTCTCAAAGCGTCTAACTCTCAGCTTGGTGCGGTTAAAGTGGGTATTGGCTTGGCAATCCAGCCTGATGGCACGCTTTACAGCACGGTAAGTGGTTCGATTGTTACCGCAGTTGATAATGAAGCAGAGCGTTTGGCGCTTCCACAAATTGCACAGGCTTACACTTGTATCCAGTCTGACGCTGAGCAAGTTTATTACCTTGGCGCAAATGAAGACCCAAGCGTTGCGGCTAACTGGATTGAAGGTGGTAGCACATCGGCATCAGTAACTGGCTTTAAAGGCAAAGGCGATTCAACGGCTCGCACTGGTGTTGTAGAAGCAAAGCGAGGCGACTACACAGGCGAAGAAATTACATTCACAGACGCGACAACAGGCGTTGTGCGAAAATTGGTATTTGATAACGGCGAGCTGTTTGGGGAGGAGATCTAATGGCTACTGGTGATCGCGTTAAAATTATAACGTCAACTCAATTCGACCAACTTAACGAGCAAATCAACAACGCCAGCAACGGGATTGCTGGTCGTGTTAACACGCTTGAGAATAATGCGGATATTTCAAACGCAAATCCATACGACCCAGCACGCGCTTATGTTGCGGGTAACTTGGCGATTGTTGATGGTCGCTTGCGCAGAGCGAATCGTGCAACAACCGGAGCGCTTGTTCTGGCCGATTGGGATGACCCAAGCCCAACGGCAACGGTAACGGCTAATCGCGCAGTGGTAAGTGACGAAAACGGAAAACTAGTGCCTAGCGCAACTACCGCGGCAGAGATTGCGCAAATTCGCGGCGGTGCGGCAATTCAGGATGATGATATTGTTGATGATAGCGCGTTTGTTCATAACGCATCAGGAACAATGAAGCAGACCGGATTCCCAGCTCTTTTGCGTTGGATCTTGAGTAAGCTCAATGGAACAGCTAGCTCAATGCTCAAGGATGAGCTTACTGCATCGACCGTTATGATTGTCGATGAAAACAAGAAAGCGGCAGCATCAGGAGTTACTCCGACGGAGCTGTCTGTCATTGATGGTGATACTGCGGCAACTTCGGTTACTCTGGAAGATGCAGACAGGGTTGTTGTTAACGATGATGGAACTATGCTGCAAGCGGCTATGTCATCCGTTTTGACGTACATCTCAACAAAGTTGGGTCTTTCTAACGCTTCATCGGTGATAACGGCATCAAATGCAATCGTGCCAGCAACTGATGAACTTGAATTTGGTTCGTCTGCTACAAGTGGCAACCGCTGGAAAGTTTTTGCAACTGCAGTGAGCAGCGAGGATGGTTACTCTGTACCAGGATCGAACATTGTTTTTAGCAACACAAACGGTGCTGCGGCTTATTTTTCAGGTGGCGGCAGTCTTCGCCGTGGATCTTCAACTAGCACGCCTGATATTGGCGAGTCTAACTCAAGATACCGAAATATCTACCTCTCAAACAACCCTAACGTTTCCTCCGATGAAGATCTAAAAGAGGAAATCAAGGAGATCCCAGAAGCATTGCTTGAGGTTTGGTTTGAGCACGTTCAGCCTGTTCAATATTTAATGAAAGACCGCAACAAGTCTCACGAAGCTAACCAGATTAATGTTGGTTACATCGCTCAAGACGTTATTGCAGCGTTTGATGCGGCTGGCATTGATTGGCACTTGTGGGATGTGGTGAGCGAAAACACCGACTTTGAAGAAGAGGACGGTGAGCCTTTATTTGATGAAGAAGGTAATGTTATCGAAAAACCGGATTATGATTACTACAGCGTCAACTACGCAGCAGCGCAGTTAATCGAACAGGCAGCAATTCGGCATAAGCTTGGAATAGGAAAGTCAAAACGATTCAATTAAATTTGAGTGGCAATCGCCACTCATTTTTTTAAGGTGAAAATAATGAATAAATTAATTTCTATATTCCTGTTGTTGATAATTTCTGGGTGCACGGTCATTGTTGCATCAGATAATATTAAGGTAATGCAATCCTCTAGTTTTAATAGCAAAGAGTAGCGTTGAACCTAAAATTCAAAAACAGCAAAATCCTAGAGTAATGTTTTTTGAAATGCTTTCTAGCGTGAAAAACAATCAACCTTATGAAAATCAACAATATACAACACCAATCGTGAGTCCTCACTCACCGCCACATTCAAGTTTAAAGACGTCCTAGGACGTCTTTTTCCTTATCTGAAATTCATGAAAATCAAATAGTTACTATTCAGTAATATTCCACAAGATGTCATAAAAGCGTTCGCTTTTCGTAATACCTAAAGTAATACCCAGCTACCCACTCTAGTGCTAGTATTACTTTTGAGCACCAATCCAGGTATTACTTTATGGTCAAACCGCCCACCAAAGCAGGCTGTAACTTAATGTAAATTAAGTAGTTATTAGCCAAAAGTAATACCTAATTTTTGGAGTCCTCATGCTCTAGCCAGGTATTACTTGAGGGATTGAAATGGCAAATAATCTAACCGCAAGGCAAATTCAAACCGCAAAACCTAAGGATAAGCTTTATCGTTTATCTGATGGCGGCAATCTCTACTTTTGCGTACGTCCAAGTAATTCTCGCTCATGGCAATTCCGTTATAAACGACCAGGACAAGATAAGATTACTTATCTTTCATTTGGTACCTATCCCGATATGTCTTTGGCGGAAGCTCGAGAGAAAGCCCTTGAGGCTCGCAAGCAGTTAGCGGATAGTATTGACCCTCAACTCGCTAAAGAAGAACAAAAAGCAAAAACCATTACTGAACAAAATGCGACGTTCAAGTTTGTCGCTGAGCAATGGAAGGCTACAAAGGAAGGGCAAATAAAAGAGAAGACACTGGAAGGGAATTGGCGAAAACTTGAACTTTATGCCTTTCCCAAATTGGGCTCGATACCCGTTAGTAAACTTACTGCGCCGATTGCCATCGCTGCATTAAGGCCAATAGAGTCTCAAGGATTACTAGAAACTGTAAAACGCACCGCCCAACTTATGAATGAAATCATGAACTATGCGGTAAATAGCGGTGTCATTCATGCTAACCCATTAGCTGGCATCCGTGATGTGTTTAAAAAACACAAAGTGGTGCACATGAAAGCCCTGCAACCACATGAAATGCATGATCTTATACGCACCGTTGCTACAGCAAATATCCAGCATGTGACACGATTTTTAATTGAATGGCAACTTCACACCATGGTTCGGCCTAACGAAGCCTCTGGTGCTCGTTGGGAAGAAATCGACATGGTTAATAAGCTTTGGATTATCCCTAAAGAGCGAATGAAGATGAACCGTGAGCACATAGTCCCACTGACAGCACAAACATTGGCTATTCTTGAAGCAATTAAGCCTATCAGTGGTCATAGAGAGTTCATTTTCCCATCTAGCCGTAATCCAAAGGTACCCACCGATTCTGAAACCGCTAATAAAGCACTTAGCAGAATGGGATTTAAGGATAGAACGACCGCGCACGGTCTTCGTGCTTTGGCAAGTACCACTCTTAATGAACAGGGCTTTGAACCTGATGTCATTGAAGCCGCATTGGCTCATACTGACAAAAACCAAATACGCAAAGCATACAACCGTACCGACTATTTAGACTCTCGTCGAAAGCTTATGAGCTGGTGGAGTGAGCATATCGAAAAATCTAGCTATGGAAGCTACAGTGTCGCTGGTGCTGGATATTTGCGCTTAGTGAAAAATTAAAAACTGAAATCTAGTGCGTATTGTAAGGCAGCATCGTTTGGGGTCGGTACCTATCAAATTATATCTGGGCTAGATTCTTTTCAGCCCAGATTGATTTCCCAAACCCACTATTTTTTATGGGCGTTCTGCTACGCACATGAGTACGATGATTGTTGTAGGAGTTCATCTATTCGTCTAGATCTTTTTTAACTCCTCAAGCGAAGCATAGAGTTTCTCTCTGAATGTCACTTGGTAGGACTCATTCAATATGGTCTAGTGGAAGCTTTCGCAGATATCATTTGTTTATGGTGAAATAGCTTTAGTTTTCGTGTGGTCGATATCATTAATGGCTAGATATAGCAGGTAATCGTGCTGCTCAACACGGGCTACAGTATTCAGAGCCTCGCTCAGTCAAGATTCGCAACATTGGTAGTTCATGCGCCTCAAAGGACGGTAGAACCTTATCATTCAACATATCTGTTACGGCGATTGGTGTTTTCGTTGTGTAGAACTTGGCAAAGGCGACTTTACTGTAGGTATCAACGAAGGTTTGTTAATAGATGCGCCCAACACCTTTCAAGTTGCCAACATAGAACGTGTCGTGAGAACCAAAGTAGCAAGGATGCGCCGTCTCTATCTCGCCACAGGCTTCGTCATCATGTTTTTTACACTCTAAAGCTGCGATCTGCTCATCCGCTAAAATGATGCCATTTTCATTCACCTGCTTTTTGTTTGATGATAGATTTCTAGTATAAAGAATGAGAGTTACCTCTTATTGTCTTTAATTTCGGATTAAGCACCTTTAATCAAAGTGGGTAACTCTCATCTTTTCAAATCTAAGTGTCAGATCCAGTCTGAGTTAGTACAATTAATAATAGACCTAAACTAATAGTATTAGCATATATAAAATTAGAAACGGTAGTAGGCAGAAACCCCAGCTAATGTCGAATCAGAAAATTCATCTATCTGATAACTAATACTCAAGCCTAACCATAGATTGTCATAAATATTATAATCAACTCCAGCACCAATTAGAAAGCCAATTTCATTGTTTTTCCTTTCATTTGAATGCCGATTTATCATAAATTCAATATCATCATTTAGAATGTACTCATACTGATCATAACTCATTGACTTAGAATGGTACTGTGTATAAGTAACTCCTGTTTTGATATTAGCCTTCCATTTTTTTTGGCCATCAAAATAAAAAGAAAATGCAGGTGCTATATAGAATTGATCCGCATTTACTCTTGCATCCCACTCCCTTTCATGAATATAATTCCTTCCCGAATCAGAAATAGTTCCGATTGTTCTAGAGTAATCATCTTCAAACTTAAAGAATGAATATCCGAATTCTAGTGAAAATTGTTCTGTAAATTGATACCCACCGAATAGTGAAACTTTACCATTACTAATATCCGGATCTAAGGAAACACCATCTTGAATATAATTCACCTTATAGTCATGGTTAACAGCTCCATAACCATATTCAATTCCAATATACGTGTTTGAATAAGCACAATAACTAATCAGGCTAAGAAAAAATAAAATGATTCGTTTCAC